CCTGATCCGGTGGAGAAGAAGTTCTCTGACGAGGTTATTGAGGAGGTCACATCATTTCCTAATGGTGATCATGATGATTTTTGTGATAGCATGACGTTAGCGTTGATGCGATTTAGGCAAGGTGGGTTTGTATCGTTGAGTGGTGAAGATGACATGAACGATGAATATGCGCCTCGAAGACGGGAGTATTACTGATGTCTGAACTGACAAGTGAAAAAGCTCGTAAGCAATTTCCTAATATGCGTTTGACACGCGCAATGGAGCTTACAAGAATTGATGATCTCTCGAAAAAAGATCGTCCTGCGGCAATTAAAAGACTTAATGCGTTGCTTAGTAAAGGTTCACAATCTGGAGGTTTAAACGATGCAGAAACAAAAACAGCCAATCAATTTTACAAAAAGTTGCAAAAAAAATTAAAAGCAGGTTCTACAAAAGGTCGTGGTGGTGGAGCTATGCTTGATTTAGGCAGAATGGCAACTGGTACGGATCTACCTCCAATGAAAAAAATGCGTGACGGTGGTGTTGTTCGCGGTTCTCAATTTAAAGGAACGTTCTGATGGCCTTACCACCACTCGTTGCTCAAGGTTTGAATTTAGACGACACCATGGGCTTACCGGATGTAGAGATTCCGGTTGATGTTCCGATGTCCTTTGAGGAGGGTGCGGAGGTCATGCAGATGCCTGACGGTGGCGTGATGGTGCAGGAGATGATGGAGATGCAAGCTCCGCCTGTTGACGCTCCATTTGATGCGAACTTGGCTGAGTTCTTGGATCAATCTATTCTAGGCGAGTTATCGAATGAGTTGCGCGGTTTTTATCAGGATGATTTAGATTCACGATCTGAGTGGGAAGAGACTTACACCAAAGGGCTCGATCTACTTGGCTTAAAGACGGACGAGAGAACGACACCTTTTGAGGGGGCATCTGGGATTACGCATCCTATGATTAGCGAGAGTGTCACTCAGTTCCAAGCACAAGCATACAAGGAACTGCTGCCGTCTGGCGGTCCGGTTAGAACGCAGGTTATTGGTGCTCAGACCCCAGAACGTGAAGCACAGGCTAATCGTGTCAAGCACTTTATGAACTACCAGATTATTGAAGTCATGGAAGAATATGATCCAGACATGGATCAGATGTTATTTTATCTTCCGTTGAGCGGATCGACATTTAAGAAAGTGTATTTTGATCCTACGAAACAACGTGCCGTGGCGAAGTTTATACCTGCACAGGATTTGGTGGTTCCGTATTCGGCTAGTGATTTGCAGACGGCAACCCGTGTTACTCATGTATTGCGTATGGATGAGAATGAAATACGCAAGATGCAGGTTGCGGGTATGTATCGTGACGTTGAGTTATCTGGTGGTTCTGATCAGGAGGAAGATTCTGTCAGGCAAAAGGTAAATGAGTTAGAGGGTATATCGAAGAATTACAGTGACGATGTTCATACTGTTCTGGAGTTTCACATTGATTTGGACATTGAGGGCTTTGAGGATGTTGATCCGATGGGGGAGCCCACGGGTGTAAAGCTTCCGTACATTGTTACGATTGACGAGGACTCAAGTGAGATACTGTCTATTCGCAGAAACTTTACGCCTGATGACGGGTTGAAACGTAAGATACAGTATTTTGTGCACTATAAGTTCATGCCGGGTCTTGGGTTTTACGGATTTGGTTTGATTCACATGATTGGTGGGTTGGGCCGTGCGGCGACTAGTTTATTACGTCAATTGATCGATGCGGGTACGTTGTCTAACTTGCCAGCTGGATTTAAGGCACGGGGTGTGAGGGTTCGCAATGACGATGAGCCTTTGCAACCGGGGGAGTTTAGGGACATTGACGCACCTGGGGGTAGTATTCGTGATGCGATTGTGCCTTTGCCATATAAGGAACCGTCTGCAACATTGAACGCTTTGATGGGTGGTTTGGTTAATGACGGGCGTAGGTTTGTGGCTTTGGCAGATCAACAAATGTCAAACATGAACCAAGAGACACCTGTGGGCACAACGGTTGCTATGCTTGAGCGCGGCATGAAGGTGATGTCTGCGATTCACAAGCGACTACACTATGCACAGAAGAATGAGTTTAGACTGCTGGCTCGGATTTTCAGAGACAACTTGCCGCCGATGTATCCCTATGAGGTTGCTGGTGCTCCGCAGGATGTAAAGGGCACAGATTTTGATGCACGAATTGATGTGCTTCCGGTTAGTGATCCAAATATTTTTTCGATGTCGCAGCGTATTGCGTTGGCGCAACAACAATTGCAGTTGGCGCAATCGAATCCGGAGATGCACAATTTGCATCAAGCATATCGGCGTATGTATCAGGCCCTTGAGGTTCAGAACATTGACGAGTTGCTTAACCCACCCCCGCCGCCTCCACAGCCAATGGACCCAGCTATGGAGAACGGGGTGTTGTTGAGTGGTCAGACTCCGCAGGCTTTTCCCCCGCAGGATCATGACGCTCACATCCAGAGCCATATGGCTTTGCTCTCATTGCCCGTGTTCCAAGCTAATCCTGCTGCCCTTGGAGGAATTTTGTCCCATGTCCTCCAGCATATTAGTTTGAAAGCACGGGCAATGGTTGAGATGGAATTTGCGGATATGCAGCAACAGTTGCAAATGGCGGCACAGATGAATCCAACACCTGAGTTACAGATGCAAGCCCAACAGATGGCACAGCAAATGGAAACTCGTGTGGCCCAGGTACAGGCACAGATGATTCAGGAGATCATGCCAGCTATGTCTGCCTCTGGTCAGGATGACCCTTCCGCTGATCCATTGGTACAGATTAGAATGCAAGAGCTTGCGATACGTCAAATGGAAGCGCAGAACAAAGCGCAACTTGACGAAGCAAAGCTTGATCTAGAGAAGTTGAAGGCGCAACAACGTGCCGTTACTGACTCGGCGCGACTGGAGCTTCAGGAGCAGATTGCTGATGATCGTAATGACGTTAACATCGAGCGTATCAACGTTCAGCGTGAAGCGTCAATGCGGAGACAGTAGCGTTGGTGTGTTATGCTAGATCCTGTCACAGCCATTGCTGGGGCTTCCGCAGCTTTTAACGCCATAAAGAAGGGTATTCAGGTTGGTCGAGACTTGGAGTCCATGGGCAAGGATCTTGCCCGATGGGGTGGTGCCATGGCTGACTTGGACTTTGCGGAGAAGCAGGCCCAGAAACCTCCTTGGTATAAGGCGCTGGGTGGAGGGGTTGAATCTCAAGCCATGGAGATATTTGCAGCTAAGAAGAAAGCTGAGTCCATGCGAAAGGAGATGAAGGATTACATTTCTTATTTGTATGGGCCATCTAGTTGGGAAGAGATACTTCAAATAGAGGCGGACTTACGCAAGCAAAAGCGGGAACACGAATATAGAAGAATTGAACTTAGGCAGAAAATTATAGAGTGGACAGCAGGCATAATTCTTTTTGTTATTTGTGTGGGGGCGTTATTTCTTTTGGTTGGACTTATGAGGTCAGCAGTTGGTTAGTGTAGTAGGTAAGTCAGAATTTGCTATGTTGCATGAGGTGCGACAGGCGCAGCGCAGCATTGAAAGTCAGCAGGCGCAGCAAAACATTTCTCGTGAACATCAACGTGTTCACAGGCGGCAAAAGGTGGTTGAGCAGCAACAGGTTGCTTTAGAATACAGTTATGATAGGTTGGGCGACAGGAAAGCAGTGGAGCAACCGCAGGGTTCACGGGTTGATGTAGAGGTGTAAGGTGACAAACACTTTTGAAAAAATACTTCAATATAAGCTGATGCCGCGCTTAATGATGATGGTTATGACCGTTATGTATATAAAAGTCATAAACTGGGGAATGAGCCTTGATGACTTGTCAACGCAACAATCTGCTATGATTTCGGTGGTCAGTGGGGCCATGACAGGAACAATAGCGGTCTGGCTAGGTTCTGAAAAATGAAATGGTTCTCGCTTTCATCTTGGTTGTCTTTATTGATGGGCAACAAATCCAAATCGGAGGAGTTGCCGCCTTCAGAGACATCCACCGTTGTGCCCACTTTGCCAAATCCATCGAGCAAACCGGAAACGAAACGTGGACGACCAAAAGGGTCTACGTCCAAAACAAAATCCAAGCGCACTGCGAGCCAAAGTTCCTCCCAAAAGAAACAACGTTCTGGGACTAAAAATGTCAAGAGAAGAAGAGGCCGACCTCCTAAGAAAAGCGTTAGACGAAACTAAAGAACAGGTACGCATCATGGCACTACAACTTGATGACTACGAACATGCTCTTCGGGATGTAGAGTCTGGTAAAGATGGCTCAATGACAGAGTATCAACAGGCAATTTACAAAATGTTTACAGCTTTTACAGGTGAGAAATGATTACACTTTTAGGGAGTTTGCTGGGTTTTGGTACTTCGTTTTTGCCAGAAGTTTTAAACTATTTTAAAGCGGGTCAGGAACATAAGCATAAACTTGAGATCATGAGAGTTGAGATGGACATGATGTCCAAACGCTCAGAGTTGAAACTACAACTTCTGGACAAAGAGGCGGATATTAAGGAAACAGAGGGGCTATATAAACATGATAGCGTGGATGCTGGGGGTTTTATCAATGCACTTCGAGGTAGTGTCCGCCCTATCATTACTTATTGTTTTTTTGGTCTTTTCGTTGCCATTAAAGTAACGGCGTTACTTGCGTTAATGGATACAGGACATGATCTTGGTCGTTCGTTAAGTTTAATATGGGACGATGCTACGGCGGGGTTGTTTGCTGCAATTATGTCTTTTTGGTTTGGTAACAGGGCTGTTAGCAAATATATGAAGCTTAAAAATAAGTGAGCCACTACAGACGAGCAAACCGACTTGGTACTCAGGGTTGGAGAGATAAAGAGTTAGAGAGCAAAGGCGTAAGAGTTACAATTCCTAAAAGTCCTTGGGAAGAAGACAAAGGAGAAAAAACTATGGGTTTTAAACTAGGAAAACGAAGCCTTGAAAGGCTTGAGGGCGTTGATGAACGCATGGTTGCGGTGGTAAAACACGCTATAGTGGTGACTAAACAGGATTTTTCTGTAATTTGCGGCCTTCGAACTATAGAAGAACAACGCAAACTGGTCGAATCGGGGGCCAGCCAAACTATTGCCAGCAAGCATATTCCAGGGTTGGCGGTTGACCTTATGGCTTACGATTCGGGTTCAACGCCTGCGGGGCGTTGGGAGCTTAATCTGTATGATGAGATAGCAGATGCCATGGCGGAAGGTGCACGAAACGTGGGCGTTGGTGTTTGTTGGGGTGCTGCGTGGTCAACTGAAGAAAATTCTTATCCTATGGACATTCGTTACTGGGAGGGAATGATGGAAAAGGCAATGAACGCTTACGTGGATAAGAAACGCGCTATGAAAAAACGGGCTTTCATTGACGGGCCACATTTTGAGTTAATTGTTTAATGGATACTATTGCATTTGCAAAATATATGTATAAAGTCCTCAAGCAACGTCAGGATGAAATATCCGAGGCGCTTGCTCATGATGTCGCAAAAGATTTTCATGAGTATAAAATGCTCGTTGGAGAGATACGGGGCCTCTCCTTTGCACGAGAGGAAGTAAAAGCCCTGCTGGAGAACGCTGACGAAGATGTCGAAGACACTATATCTTCCTGATCACGTAGCGCAAAAAATGAATAAAGAGAGACAAGAGCAGTCTTCTTCTATTGATAGCGCGTATGTTGACGCTGAAAACAGGGTGTTGGAACCCTCTCTTCTAGACAAAACACTTCTTGACAGGCTACCGCAACCAACAGGCTGGCGGATTTTAGTTATGCCTTACCAAGGGAAACAAAAGACAACTGGTGGTTTATACGTGCCTGATGAGGTACGAGAACGCGAAAATGTGGCTACTGTTGTTGCATATGTACTCAAAGTAGGTCCGATGGCTTATTCGGATACTAAAAAGTTTGGGGATACACCTTGGTGCAAGGAGGGCCAGTGGGTTTGCATTGGTCGATATTCAGGATCACGGTTTAAGATTGATGGGGGCGAAGTTCGTATTTTGAATGATGACGAAGTTATCGCAACCATCCTTGATCCTGATGATATAAAACATGTTTGAGGGAAAAATTATGGCAGAAGAAGATGTAAAAGAAGTTGAAGAAACTATCGAAGTTGAGGTTGAAGCTGCCCAAGAAGCGCCTCAAGAGGAAGCTACGGTTGAGATCGAAGCCGAATCCGAAGAACGAACTGGTGATGAAGTTGAAGACTATAATAACAAAGTCCAAAAACGCATCAATCAATTAACTCGCAAGTATCGGGATGAACAAAAGAAAACAGAAGAGTCTGCAAGAATTGCGGAACATCTGCTTACTGAAAACAAAAAACTTCAATCTCGTGTTGAGAATTTAGACAAAGGTTATTTGTCAGAGTTCGGTGGTCGTATTGAGTCTGAGGTAGATCGAGCTAAGAAAGCTTTTAAAGACGCTCATGATGCTGGTGATGCTGAAAAAATGTTTGAAGCACAGCAACAACTCTCAAAAATGGCGATTGAGGGGGAGCGTTTACGAATGGCGCAGTCTCGTGCGGAAACACGAGCTCAAGAGACAAGTCAGCCAGAGGCTTCTGCGCCTCAACCTCAAGAACAGTCAAAACCGGATCCTAAAGCGGAAGCTTGGGCCCAAAAAAACGACTGGTTTGGGTCAGATGAAGTTATGACTTATGCGGCATTTGGCCTGCATAAGAAACTTGTCGAAGAAGATGGGTTTGACCCAAACGAAGACTCGTACTATACTGAACTTGATCGCCGTATTCGGGCGGAGTTTCCGCAAAAATTTTCGGTGAAGAAATCGGGTGGAGCACAGGTCGCACCTGCTGGCGCTTCAGCTACCCGCACTACTGCAAAACAGGGGCGCAAGTCGGTGAAGCTCTCACCATCACAAGTTGCGATGGCGAAACGTTTAAACGTGCCGCTTGAAGAATATGCTAAATATGTGAAGGATTGAGGAATGGCTGACGTAAGAACTTCTCGAAAGAGTGAGACACGCGATAAAGAAGCGCGCAGAAAACCATGGGCACCGCCCAGTCACCTTGAGGCACCTGATCCGCCAGATGGATATGTGCATCGTTGGATACGAGTTGCAATGCGTGGTGAGGAGGACAAAATGAATGTCAACTCCAAGCTGCGAGAAGGATGGGAACCCGTCCGGAAAGACGAATATCCAGACTATGAGGCTCCAACTATTGACAATGGTCGATACGAGGGGGTGATTGGTCAAGGTGGATTGATGCTGGCCCGAATACCTATTGAAACAGTGGCAGAACGCACTGCATATTACGGGGGCAGAACCCGCGAACAAATGACCGCTGTGGATGAGGATCTTATGAAGGAGCAACATCCTTCAATGCCGATTAAAGCTAGTCGGCAAAGTCGTGTAACCTTCGGAGGCCGTGAACGCGACTCCGAATAATTTAGAGGATTGCTATTATGGCAAATGCTAACGGTGCTTTTGGCTTGAAGCCAATTGGTGTAGTCGGTCAGGGCTACAACACTACTGGTATGACCGAATATCGCATCGCCTCGAATAACAGTAACGCGATTTACCAAGGTTCACCCGTAAAACCGCTGTCAACAGGATTTATTGATATTGTTGGTGCGGCTGCGGGTGGGACGGTAGGTCTAGTTGGTGTATTCAATGGCTGTGAGTATGTTTCGTCTACCACTGGTGAGACAATTTTTTCTAACTACTGGCCTGGTTCTGGCGCGGATTCTAATTTTCCCGTCAAAGCTTTTGTGTTTGATGATCCAATGCAATTGTACACAATCTGCTCAGATGCCTCATTGACTGACGAGGCAACAGCACGGGCAGCCGTGTTTGCAAACGCTAACTTTTCGTCTGGTACTTCTGGTTCAACAACAACTGGTAAGTCTTCAGCGGCATTGGGTGTTAGCACTATCGCCACCACTGCAAATTTAAATTTGAGGATTATGGGCCTACAAGATGACCCAGAAAACTCAGACTTTACTGCGGCTGGTATCCCTGTAATCGTTCGTTTAAACAACTCCTTCAATTCACCTAACGGTGCAATTGCAGGTGGCACTGTTTCAACGACTGGCGTGTAAGGAGACTGATTTATGGCTATTTCTCGCGCACAACTTGCGAAAGAGTTGGAACCCGGTCTCAATGCCTTGTTTGGTATGGAGTACGACAGGTACGAAAACCAACATGCCGAGATATACACTACTGAATCTTCAGATCGAGCATTTGAAGAGGAGGTGATGTTATCCGGGTTTGGAGCAGCCCCGACCAAATCGGAAGGTTCTGCTGTAAACTTTGACGATGCTAACGAAGCATTTACTGCTCGTTACAACCACGAAACTATCGCACTTGCGTTCTCTATAACAGAGGAAGCAGTCGAAGACAATCTGTATGATCGTCTTGGTTCGCGTTATACTCGTGCGTTGGCTCGTTCAATGGCACACACAAAGCAAGTTAAGGCCGCTGCGGTTCTTAACAATGCCTTTACTGCTGGCGCTTCTGCTGGTGGTGATGGTGTAGCGTTGTGTGATGCGTCCCACCCACTTACAAGTGGTGGAACGTTTGCTAATGAACCAGGCACAGCCGCAGATTTGAATGAGACATCTCTTGAAGATGCTCTTATCAGCATCTCTGGTTTTGTTGACGAGCGTGGTTTGAAAGTTGCTCTTCGTGGTACGAAGCTTCTTATCCCAAGACAACTTCAGTTTGTTGCAGAACGTCTGATGGTATCTAACCTTCGGGTTGGAACTGCGGACAATGATACAAACGCTCTTCGTTCAATGGGGATGTTGCCGCAAGGTTATGCGGTCAATGATTTCCTCACTGATCCAGATGCGTTTTTTATCATGACAGACTCGCCTCGTGGATTTCTTCACTTTGAGCGTACTCCATTGTCTACAAACATGGAGGCTGATTTTGATACTGGAAACATGCGTTATAAGGCTCGTGAGCGTTATAGCTTTGGTTTTTCAGATCCACGTTGTGTTTTTGGTTCCCCTGGAGCGTAAGTTCTGATATAAAGAGGTTGCCAATGATTTTTTCATTTGGTTCCTCCCTACTTGAAAGAGGCACTTTGTGCCTCTTTCTTTTTGTTTTAATCTATGTATATTGTAGGTATCCTGACAACTGCATTGGGCAGTTGACACTAGCCAAGACAGGAGAAGCATATGGCTAATACGACTTTTAATGGTCCGGTTCGTTCTGAGAACGGTTTTAAGAACATTATCAAAAGCTCTACCACGGGTTCTCTTACCAGTGAAATGACTCTTTCTGTATACACTGCAACTATTACTGTTGCGAATGGTGCTACTTCAGGAAAAGAAAGTTCAATTGGTATTCCATCTAATTTTATTCCAATGGGTGTTATGGTGGCGGTTACAACTGCTTCCTCAAATAACGTGAACCTAAACGATGTTGGAACCGATGCAGATCCAGATGGTTTTGTTGATGGTATATCTGCTGGACTAAATAGCACAGGATTCAAAGGATTTTTCCCTTGTAACGGTGTTTTAGGTATGTCCGGTGGGACCACAACAGCAGCCACTGCAACAGCCGATGAGGTTGAAGTTGTTGTTTCGGGTGATCCGGGTGGAGACACAGTAATTGTTTTGAAGTTTCTCGGCATATCAAGTTCTTCAGACGCTTCTTAATAGGAGGGCACAATGGCTGCTTCTATTTTTGCCAAGACCGCTACTTCGACAGGAACTTTACAAGGTGGGCGAACCAGACTGAAATCGTTTTATGTTAAAACGGCTGGCAGTGGTTCTCCTGCTGTAGTGTTTAAAAACGGCAGCGGTGGAGCAACTCAGTTATCTATGGTGTTTCATCAATCAGATGACAATCAGATTACCATACCGGATCATGGTATGATTTTTAACGATGAGTGTCATGTGACTTTGACAAACATTGATTCGATAACTGGTTTCTTTGGGTAGCATCATGGCTCGTAAACGAGACAAGATGCCTGCACGAAACAAAAAGAACTTCCGCTCCACTAAGTCTGGGGCGGGAATGACTAAGGCTGGTGTTGCGGCATATCGCCGTAAGAATCCAGGTTCAAAGTTAAAGACTGCTGTGACTGGGAAGGTAAAGCCTGGTAGTAAGGATGCAAAGAGGCGCAAGTCTTTCTGTGCTCGTTCTGCTGGTCAAATGAAGAAGTTTCCCAAAGCGGCAAAAAATCCAAATTCGCGTTTGCGTCAAGCGAGAAAGCGTTGGAAATGTTGAGTAAACAGATAACTTTAATTTTGGTTACTTCAACAATTGGTGTGGTTGGTACAGTAATGTACAGCTGGGCGAGTTGGACGACAAAGACTTTAATTGCTGTGGACAAGCGCACAGAGGTTATGGCTACTCAAATAGAGTTCATCAAGGTTGAGATGGAGAGATTATATGGCAATGTCACGGGCACAAATGCCTCAACAAATATCCAAGCCTCCGCAGAAGAATAAGATTCGAGGATTAACTTATTATAAGAATGGAGGCAAAGCCTCTAAAAAATCAAAAGGAAGCAAAATTTGTCCAGAAGGAAAGGCTTGGGCAAAACGTACTTTTGACACATACCCTTCAGCTTATGCTAACCTTGCTGCATCAAAGTATTGCAAAGATCCTAACTATGCTAAGAAATCAAAAGGCGGTAAACGTAAGGGCAAGTAGATGGGTGAGCTTAAAAAATGGTTGAAACAAAAATGGGTGAGGATAGGCTCTGATGGTTCTATTAAGGGCCCGTGTGGTACTTCGAAAGACAAAAAGAACCCTGACAGATGTTTACCGCAAGCTAAAGCACGTTCTCTTTCTAAGAAAGATCGAGCGGCGACTGCGAAGAAAAAGAAGAAGGCTGGGGCAAAAGGAAAGACTGTTGTTAAAAATACTAAAAAAGCTACGGTCAGGAATCTCAATGGTGGTGGTAGAACCGCTCCGAAGAGGCCGTTCAAAGGTAAAAAAGTGGCGGGATCTGCTGTTGCTAAAGGATGCGGAATAGTGATGGAAGGTAAACGTAAAAGAACTAAAGGCGCTGTAAGACAGTTTTAAGGAGATTAGTATGGCGATGAAAAAGAAGGGCTACCGTATGGGTGGCAAGATGAATAAAATGGGTGGTCGTATGATGAAGAACGGCGGCAAAACTGCCAAAGGGATGAAGAACGGTGGCAAGCCTGCTTCAAAAAAGAAATCTATGACGGTTGCTCAACTTCGGGCGGCTGCGAAGCAGATGGGGTATAAAGTAACTAAAGCTTAATGCCGTATCTACAAAGTAATGTACCATACTTTAAAGCATGGGTCCGCCGCGAGTACACACATAACCATGAGAAGTATCATGGAGAATTTCTACACGCGATGGTAGTCGCTGTAACTACGATGCCAAATCGTAGTCTCAGTTTTCAAGTAATCTTCACAGGATGTGAAGCAGATGGGGAAGAAGAAGACACGGTGCATGGGGGTGCAATGTGGGCACGTATGCCTATTACTGCTCTCGTTGCAGATATACCATTAGAGGAGTGGCCTGAACCAATGGCAACACATGATGCACAACCTTGGGACTGCGCTTCGCATCACCACGCTGTGTATGTGTTGGATCGGGCTACGCCTTGTCCTTGGATGGCAAAGATTGATGGGGAAATGTATCCAGCAAAGTATTTATTTACTGTGGACTATACGGATTCTGAGATAGCCGATGACCCAGCACAACATAAACAAAGCCATGTTTTGCAGTTATTAGATGCAGGGGAATGGACCGGTAATATTGTTGCGTTACCAAATAATCGTGTGCGTGTTACGCACCCTGCTTGGTTTCAGGCGGGGGAGGGTGCGCCTGATTTTAGGCCCTCACAACATATACACTATTCAAAATCTGATTTAGACTATACATTGGATGTAAATCGGATATTCGATAATCTCTACCATGAGGATGAGGATGATGGCTAAAACTACAGAATCGGAAATGCAAAAACTTAGAGAAGAGTTTTTTGATGGCCCTGCATCGGATACGATGAGTTTTGATGAGTTTTTGTTGCGAAAAGGAGTTAACCCCAAAAAGGCAAAGTTTAACGTTGGAGGGTCGATTAGTAAATCTGAAGAGCCTGGGTTAACAGCTTTAGCAAAAGAGGCCCCTGAAGTGGTTCGGAAAATGGGGAAAAACCCTCAAAGAATCACAAAAAAAGACGGTGGTAAGATTAAAGGGTTTAAAAACGGCGGTTGTGTTATAAAGAAAACAAATCAAAAAGTGTTTATGGGTTGATTAAGGAGATTAAGTTATGGCAAGGCTTGGAACAGACGGGCTTACAGATCCTACAGTTGTACCCCCGAATGACCCCTCTTTAACGCGTCCTAGAGCAAGACCAAAGGATGCTGCTCGTGTAGGCAACGGAACGGTTGATAAAAGTGTGCGTCCTAGAGCAAGACCGGAGGATAAGAGCATCTTCGGTATGAAACCCACCTTAAAAAGAGATAGCTCTAATACCGAAAACAAAAGGGGATTTACACCTGGTGAACAGGCACCGTCACAATCGGAACAAAACAAAAGAGGTTTTACTCCTAAGACAGATAAAAAACCAAAGTCTAAGAAAAAAGATCCCGGTGGAGGTGATTTCAGACCTCCAGAGATTTTAGGTAGACCTTCAAAACCTAAAATTGATATCATTAAATTTAAAAACGGTGGTTGTGTCATGAAGAAAACAAATCAAAAAGTGTTTATGGGTTGATAGATGACTACTTCAGGTTCAAGAGATTTTAATATTGATGTCGGAGAGATCATCGAGGAGGCATATGAAAGGTGTGGCTTAGAGGTTCGCACTGGTTACGATGCACGTACAGCGCGAAGATCTTTGAACTTGATGTTTGCTGATTGGGCCAATCGAGGTGTTAACCTTTGGACAGTCAAGCAGGGCACCGCAACTCTTACACAAGGCACTGCAACGGTTACTTTGACAGCGGATGTAGTTGATGTGTTGGAGATTGTGCTTCGCAGGGGCTCCACAGACTTTGAGATTCAACGCATTAGCCGTGGTGAATATGCAACACTGCCAGACAAAACTACGCAGGGCAGGCCCAGCCAGTTTTGGTTTAATAAGCAGATTAGCCCTATTATTAATCTTTGGGCTGTGCCAGAAAACTCTACTGATCAAATTGTGTATTACTATGTGCAAAGGATTGAGGATGCAGATGCACTCGTCAATACTACAGATATGCCTTTTCGCTTTTATCCTTGCATGGTGGCAGGCTTGGCTTATTACCTTGCAATGAAACGTGCGCCTCAACTTATCCAGGTCTTAAAGAGTGTGTACGAAGAGGAGTTTCAACGGGCGGCTGATGAGGACGAAGATCGTGTACCTTTAAAGTTACAGCCTAGCATTCAATACTTGAGGGTCTAATGGCCTACGCTTCGGGCAAAAACGCATTTGGTATATCAGACAGATCGGGTCGGCGTTACCGCCTTCGTGAGATGAAGACAGAATGGACAGGTGCAAAGGTTGGTCCTGATGAGTTTGATCCGAAACATCCTCAACTGTTTCCTCCGAAAGCATACCCAGATCCTCAAGCTTTGCGTGATCCAAGACCAGAGCAGGATCTTACAGAGCAAAGATCTATACAGTATGGCTTTGATCCTGTTGGCTTTCGTGACATAGAAGGAATAACGCCACCAAATAACTTAACAGCTACAGGTAGCGTTGGAACGGTAACGGTGACAACATGAGTTTTACATACGATGAGTTAAAAACCGCTATACAAGATTATACGGAGAATGTGGAAACAACTTTTGTAAATAATCTTCCTATTTTCATTCGTACCGCAGAAGAACGTATTCTTAAAACAGTGCAGCTTGATCTGTTTCGTAAAAATGCATCTGGTCAAATGGCAAGTGGAAACCAGTTTTTACAACAGCCTACTGATTTTTTAGCTCCGTTTTCTTTGAGTTACACGAGTAGTAGTGAAAAAGAGTTTGTTGAGTTTAAAGACGTAAGTTTTATACAAACATACAACCCAAATTCATCAACAACGGGTTTACCAAAGTATTATGCTACTTTTGATAACTCAAATTTTATACTTGGTCCCACGCCCAACGCATCTTTTCAGATTGAAATTCATTATTTTTATCGACCAGCCAGTTTGACAGCTGGGTCTGGTAGCGGCACTACCTGGTTGAGTCAAAATGCAGAGTTAACGTTGTTATATGGTGCATTAATAGAGGCATATGTATTTATGAAAGGCGAGCAAGACATAATGGCAATGTATGATAAAAGATATCAAGAGAGTTTGGCTGGATTGAAAATGCTTGGAGAAGCTAAAGAAACAACACAAGAATATCGTGTTGGCAAAGTTATAAGGCCGAAACAATAATGTTTGAAGCACATATGAACGTACCAGTTGTTTCTGTTGTTACGACACAAAACAGAGGCCAAACACCAGAGGAGGTGGCAGCTAGGTGTGTGGAAAAGATTGTTGATGTTTCTAAAAATGCACATCCTGCTTTGAGGGATCAAGCAATAGCATATCGGGACGCTGTTCAGCAGGTGGTTACTCTTTACATGAAAGAGGCTATAAAAAGCGACAGAACTACGATATACAATGCAATCAAGGATGCTGGGCAAGAAAGCTTGGCAGAAGCCATAAGGAGACTTTAGCATGGCAATTACACAGGCAATGTGTACTTCTTTTAAGAAAGAGCTTCTGCTAGGAGTACATAGATTTGGGACAAACTCAGCAGATACGTTTAAGTTATCTTTGTACACAAGCAGCGCATCACTTGATGCTGCATCAACAGCTTTCACGACCTCAAACGAAGTTTCTGGCACGGGATACAGTTCTGGTGGGGGCACCCTTACTGGAGTTGCACCAACCACCAGTAGCACAACGGGATTCACTGATTTTACCGATTTGACCTTTAGTAGTTCTAGCATTACTGCAAGGGGCGCAATGGTTTATAACAGTACACCAAGTGCTAATGATGAATCTGGTAGTTCTCTTACAAACCCTGCTTGTATTATTCTTGACTTTGGTTCTGATAAAACTTCTTCAAATGGTGACTTTACCATTCAGTTCCCAACGGCAAGCTCAAGTGCTGCAATTATCAGGATTGCATAATCATGGCGGTCCTCGTCAATAGAGCCAAGATGACAACCTCAACTACGGGGACGGGGACTATTACACTAGGTTCTGCTCTTGATGGATTTCAGACATTTACTGGCGCAGGTGTAACCAACGGTCAAACTGTGCAGTATTGTATTGAGGATGCCGCAAACTTTGAGATAGGCACAGGGGTCTATACAACATCTGGCACAACTCTTACTCGTAGCGTTACTGAGAGTTCAAACTCTGACAATGCGATAAGTCTTTCTGGCACGGCTATTGTTTTTATTACGGCGGTAGCGGCTGATCTTACAAGCAGTGTGGCAATTACAGGGGGCAGCATTACAGGTATCGTTGATCTTAATGTAACTGATGGTGGCACGGGTGCATCTTCTGCATCAGCAGCAAGAAACAATTTAGATGTAGACCAAGCAGGTACTGCTTTGGCGTTGGCGATTGCGTTAGGATAAGACATGGCAAATACGTTTAAGAATTACCACACAGCGTCAATAGGCACCAGCGCGTCTACTGTTTACACGGTGCCAAGTTCAACAACGGCGGTAGTCATAGGGCTGAATCTTGCAAACAGGACGGGCAGTCAGATACTTGTAGATGTGCAGCTTTCATCAACCTTTATTATTAAGAATGCACCAATACCCGGTGGATCAGCTTTATCTGTATTAGATGGGAAGATTATCGCAGAGACTACTGAAACCATCGTAGTTACCTCTAACACTGCATCTTCTGTAGATGCGATTGTGTCTGTTCTGGAGCAAACCTAATGGCAGGATATATTGGAAATAAGGCTGTTGCGTTAAGCACCACGGCTGCAAATGTGACGGGTACGATTACAGCAGGTGCATTAGACATATCTGGTGACACAGATGTAGACGGCACAACCAACCTAGACGTTACAAATATTGTAGGTGATCTTACTGTAACAGGAGACACTATAACATTTACATCAGCAAATGCTAATGATCCTGCATTTAAGTTGATAAATACAACAAACGATACTGATGGTGCTGAACTTCAAATTAGAAAAGACAAAGGTGCGGCTGGTGCAGATGGAGACATAGTTGGTTTAATATCTTTTATTGGTGATGACGCTACACAACAACAACATATTTTTGCTAAAATGGAAGCATCTATTGCTACAGCAGCAGATGGCTCTGAAGGTGGTAAGCTGGCTTTTGGTGTTGCTTCCCATGATGCAGAGTTTCAAAATGGTTTAGTTTTACAAGATGGTAATGCAGAGGATGAAATAGACGTAACTATTGGTAATGGCACTAGCTCTTTAACTACCATTGCTGGAACATTAACCTCTACAGGTGCAATTACTTCTAACGCAGGAGTTGTTGTAGATAACATTACCATAGATGGCACAGAGATAGACCTGTCCTCTGGCACTCTTACCTTAGACTCTGCTGGAGATATTAGTCTTCAAGCAGGTAGTGGTGGTGAAAGATTATTAATCTCTAACAGCACTGGCGATGTAATTTTGCGAACTGCTGACAGGTTTATTTATTCTAATGGTTCCAGTGGTGGAACTACGATTGATGCTGGAATTAGGTTTGAAAGTGCTACGCCAAAGCTAGAATTTTGGGTAAATGATGGTGAACGTGCATCTATAAGTTCTGATGGTACGGCTACGTTTGGTAATACTGGAGGTAATGCAACTGCTATTATTCAAGGCTCAAGTGGTGCAGGTAGTACAAACCAACCAGGAAGTGACTTGCAACTAAAAGGCGGGGCTGGTGGTGGAACTGGTGGTTCTAACATAAAGTTTTTTACTGCTCCCGGTGGGAGTTCAGGCACCAGCGAAAGTGCTGCTGTTGAACGTATGCGTATCAAATCTAACGGCACTATTATGTCAGTAGATGCAGGAACTGATAATACTAGATTTGGTGAGGATGCAGGTGCTGCCTTAGTTAGTGGTGCTAACTCTAATGTACTTATAGGTGATGTGGCTGGTACTTCTCTCACATCTCCTGCAAGCTTCAATGTTGCAGTAGGTCATCTTGCATTAGATGCTGATACAAAAGGTGATAATACTGTAGCAGTTGGTTATGCTGCATTAAGTAACCAAAACTTTTCTGAAGCTTCCACTGACTCTGGTAATACTGCTGTAGGTTATTTAGCAGGTGTTGGAAATGTAACAGGTATTAATAATACTTTTATTGGGGATAGAGCAGGAGATGCTATAACAGGTTCTGGTTATAGTGGAAGCACAAGACAAGCTGGTGGAGATAATAATGTTGCAGTTGGTCAAGGTGCTTTAACAGGTGATACTAAAGGTAACAGGTCAACTGCTCTTGGGTATCAGACGTTAGTAAATCAGAATTTTACTAGTTCCACAGATAGCCATAATACAGCAGTTGGAGCTTTTGCAGGTACAGCAATTCAATCTGGTAGATTTAATACTCTTGTAGGATCAAGTGCAGCTACAACATTAGCTGGTGGTCAACAAAACGTAGCTATTGGCTATCAGGCATTAACTAATGCAGATGAAGATGATGAAAATGTAGCTATTGGCTCTAATGCACTCTTCGCTCAAAATGCAGGTGATGCTACAAACAATGTAGGGGTTGGGTGTGACGTTGGAGTAAATCTTTCAACTGCCACTAGCACTACTCTTGTCGGAACAGATGCTAACGGTTCAGGAGTTATGACAGGTGGAGCCAATACTGCGGTAGGTACTGAGGCTTTGTTTTCTTGTACTAGTGGCGAGGGTAACGCAATTATGGGTTATCAAGCTGCCCGTGCATTAACGGTTGGTTCTTACAACGTGGCTATAGGCCGTGAAGCATTAGAATCTGATGATGTAGGTAGTCGTTGTGTAGCTATTGGCTACCGTTCTTTAAGAACGCAAGATTCTGCTGGTGCAACTGCAAATAGTATGTACAACACCGCAGTTGGTTATGAAGCAGGTACAAGTATAGACACAGGTTATTACAATACCTTTGTAGGTGGTCTTGCTGGTGATGGCACAGATGATGGTCAAGAAAATGTAGCAGTGGGTTATCAGGCATTGAGTGGTAATTGTGGTAATAGCAATGTTGCTGTAGGTGTACAGGCTGGAATAGCAGTTACTGGAGCTACAAACACTCTTATAGGAAATGGTGCTGGTTCTGGGCTTGGTAATGGTTCTGAAAACGTATTTATTGGTGATGCTGCTGGAACAAGAGGCACTGACGCAGCTACTACTGGTTCTTGTATATTAATTGGACATGATACGGGTACAAGTGCATCAGATAGCACTTCTCAAATACTTTTAGGTGTTGATACTCAAGCAACAACAGACAACAGTTTTCATGTTGGTATTGGATCAAGTCTTATTTCTATTCCTATAAATGGGTCTACAACAACTTTTTCAGCATCTTCTGACGAAAGGCTTAAAGAAAATATAGCAACATCTACAGCAGGGTTAAGTTTCTTAAAAGATTTAAGACCCGTTACATACACTTGGAAAAAGAAAAAAGACGTACCTTCTAACATGCCATATTTTTACGAAGAGGGTTCTGATGATCCTTGTGTGGGTGAAGGAAAAACATATCATGGTTTTGTTGCTCAAGAAATAAAAACAGCTTTAGATAACCACACAGAAATAAAAGATGGTCAGGACCTTTGGCACGAAGATGATCATGGAACCCAACGAGTAGCACCGGGAGCATTAGTACCAATCCTAGTCAAAGCACTACAAGAACTATCAGCAAAGAACGATGCCTTAGAAGCACGAATAGCAACATTGGAGGGGTCATAATATGGCTGTAACACTTACATGGGGAATTGAGGCAGTAAAGACTCTCCAGTCTCCAAAGGCAGATTTTATAACAGAGATACAATGGTATTTAACTGCTGTAGATTCTGATACATACAAAGAAAAACAAACAGATGGAAAAGAAGTTGATGTTCCGTGGTCTGTTAGACGGGAAGGAACTTTATCTAAATTACAAGAAAGTGAATCATTTACTGCCTTTGCTGATTTAACTGAAACACAAATAATAGGTTGGGTAAAAAATATCTTAGGAACTTCATCTGTAGCTAGTATTGAAAAAAATACTAAATCAGTTTTGGAGTCTAAAAAAACTCCATCTCAAGCACCAGCTAAAAAAGATTTACCTTGGTCATAAAATGCAAGAGCAACAAGAAACAATTACAGCCTTAGAAGCACGTATCACAGCACTGGAGGTAGGATAATGGCAGGATATATAGGGCCAGCCCCAGTACCACAGGCTACCCAGACCAGAGAAGTTTTTACTTTGTCATCCACACAGACAACTGTGGGTACAGGTGGTTATACTCCGGGTTTTGTAGATGTGTACTTAAACGGTGCCAAGCTTGCCCCTGCTGATTTTACGGCTACCAATGGCAGTGACATTGTTCTTGCTTCAGGCGCAGCAGCTAACGACATTTTAGAGGTTGTGGCCTTTCAAGAGTTTACGGTAGTAGACCAAACATTCTCTGGCGACATCACCTTCACAGGTGCCAGCTACAACCTAGTATGGGATGCTAGTGACAATGCGTTGGAGTTTGCTGATAACGCTAAAGCAACCTTTGGCGCTGGTTCTGACCTACAGATTTACCATGATGGATCACATTCTTATATAGATGATACTGGAACGGGAAGGTTATACTTACGTGGTTCAGACAGAGTACAAATACAAAAGTACAATAGTGATAGTGGTTTAGTAGAGGATGGCATTTCATTTTTAGAAGATGGGGCGGTTAAGCTTTATCACAATAATTCTAATAAATTGGAAACTACCTCAACGGGTGTAGCTATTAGTGGACAAGTTTTTACTAATGTAATTGGTCGATCAGATGACACAAATACTACTATAGATTTTCCCGGCTCTGACGTTATTGAAACGTATACGGCTGGCGTTTTACGCACGACCCTCAACAGCAGCGGCAACTTGGGGATTGGGGTGTCTCCTTCTGGCGCACGACTTCACGTAGACACGGCTGTAGCTGGGTACGCCGCAAAGTTTGTAAATGACAACACTGCAACTGATGCAAATGGAGTATTAATACAAGCAGGGTCAGCTTCCACAGAATATGCTCTTAATGTTGCAAATACTGCTGGTTCAACAAACTTTCTTGTTGTCAAAGGAAATGGCAACACGGGGATTGGAGAGTCAAACCCTCTTGCTAAGCTTCAAATTTCAACGACCAGTGGCGAAAGTGACATCAGATTACATCGTACAGATACTGCTATTGCAAACGATGATATTTACGGAAATATATTCTTTAGTGGTGATGACAGTGACACTAACGCCAACGGGATAAGAGGCTTTATCCGAGGCAAAGCACAAGGCACTGGCGGCGGAATGAAGCTGGAGTTTGGTACGGCTGGTGGCGGTGTAGCTATTGGTTCAGACCCACGAATGACGATTAATGCAGATGGAAACGTGGGGATTGGAGTTTCGCCTACTACTGCCTATGGAAGTGCTTTACAAATTCACGATACAGGAACTGCTGGCGCAAATTTACGTTTGACAGATAGCAATACTGGCTCTGGAACTGGTAACGGTATGGAGCTTATTGCTATTAATGCCGATAACTATTGGATAAACCGTGAAACATCTGGCGTAATATATAATATAATTGGCACCACTCAAGTTTATAAACTCGACAGCAGTGGCTTTCCTTCATTTACAGGTGCTTCTGATATCCGATTAACGCTTGGCTCAACAGGCACTGCTGGCACGAACAGTGCCTCTTTTCTTAGGGGTAACGGTGCTAAATTACAGTATAATGCTGCTTCTGGCAGCCATGAGTGGGAAGTAGGTGGAAGCTTCAAAATGGTGCTAGATAGTTCTGGCAACTTGGGGATTGGGACTTCCTCACCAAACAATAAACTAGATGTAAATGGAGGGATTGTTTGTTCGCCAAATACGGATGGCAAAGATACTTTTGAGTTATCTACTCACGCTGTAAACGAAGGAAGGTTAAGTATCAAAAATGTTGATACAACCACTGTTCAAATTCGGGCTGGTGGAGACAGCTATTTTAACGGCGGCAAAGTCTTGGTTGGCTGCACCTCGTTTGGTGACGATGGAATCTCTATGGCTCCTCGTTACTCTGGTCTAAGCACAACTTCACAGATTAGATGGAATAGAGCGTCTTCAAGTCAAACTGGTTCGGCACTTCAATTTTTAGATAACAGTCAAGATGTGGGTTCTATAAATTACAACAATTCGTCAACATCGTTTAATACATCTTCAGACTATCGCCTTAAAGAAAACGTTTCTTATTCTTGGGATGCAACCACTCGTTTAAAACAACTAAAACCAGCCCGTTTTAATTTCATTGTAAGTCCAGACAAAACTGTAGATGGATTTCTAGCCCACGAAGTTAGCAGCATTGTGCCAGAAGCTATTACAGGTGAAAAAGATGCAATTCAAGTTTGGGAAAGCGCAGAGGAATTACCAGAAGGTGTTTCTGTTGGAGACAACAAATTAGATGCTGATGGTAATACTATACCAGCTTTGCAAAGCATCGACCAATCTAAACTTGTGCCTTTGCTTGTCAAAACCATCTTAGAATTAGAGGCACGAATAACCGCACTGGAGGCAGGATCATGACTCGTTCAAGAGAACTTAGTGATTTACCTGTATTAATACCAACGTCTAGTGGAAACATTGAGTTAGACCCTAGTGGCTCTAATAAAGTTATCTTCAAAGGTAATGCTACAAAGGGCGCTGGACAATTTCAACTTAACTGTGAAAACAACTCACATGGTATAGTAATCAAAGGACCGCCTCATTCCGCTAGTGCATCCTATACTCTTACCTTACCAAACAATGACGGTGATGCAGATCAATTTTTACAAACAAATGGTTCTGGTACATTAACTTGGGCGGCTGCTGGTGGTGGTGGTGGTACTACCGTCCACGCAAACCAAGCCGCAATGACAGGCCAATCTACCCCTGCAACAGGCTCTTTACATTATGTAACAGGTGAAACTAAACTATATATGTACACGGGAAGTGGATACTATGTCTTAGCAACTATTACTAACGCTACACCCGTTATCTCGGACATCACACAATCGACAGGCGGCGGTTCGTCTGCGAGCATAGGAGCAGGTGCTACGTTTACTCTCACAGCAGGGAGTAATACTGTTGTTACGGTGGCTGCTAGTGATTCAGATGTGGGACAGAGCGTGACACATTCAGCGACACTGACCAGCGGCACTTTGTCAGATGTTTTACAAAGTTTTACGCAAGGTTCTGGCGGAAGCACAAATGTCTACACGCTTGTTCCAGCAACATCAGGAGGTGGTACTTTAACGTATCGCTTTGATGTTACGGATGGCACCGCTACGGCACAGCGTTTAGCAAGCTTTACAATAGCTTTTTCACAGGCTCTTCAAAACGTCACAGGCTACGAAATTACCCACACAGCAAATGGTAATCAAAATTATACACTATGGACAGCCTGTCTTTTTGATGACTCAGGCAACGCTCCCTTTGAGAGTTCTACACTGAGAGGTGATACTACACACGCATCAGGATCAATTTATCAAACATTCAACGGAGATGCTTTTACCGAGTACAACTATGCTATTACCAATTATACGGGCGGCGATAGCCCACCAAGTGGAACTAGTCGATACATGAATCAATATGTTAACTGGTCTGCGAATAATGTAACGGTTTCGACTACTTGGACAAATTCTAATGCGATTGACTTAAAACTATTTTACCTTACGGGCGAGGCATACGAAAATAACAATGTGGGTTGGGATGGAGGCTCAGTGAAGTTCTATATAAATGGAGTAAAAGAAGCAAATGCTCGCACACTGACAGCGCTTCCTGCGGCGGCAGATGGAAACTCAAATGCCCACGGCTATTATATAGCGTTTGTTTAACACATGTACTAGTAACACAGCATTAGAAGGAGCATAAACATGACTGAAGAAAACATTATCAGTATCAACGGCACTGATTATAAGCAGGACGATTTAAGTGATCAGCAAAAGTATATGATTGCACAGATCAAAGATTGTCAGACACGTACACAACAAGCGCAGATGGCGGCTGACCGTGAACGGGCGGCACTTGATATGTTTACTAATGCCTTGGTAAAATCTTTAGAGGAGCAACCTAAAGAGGTTCTTGCTTCATAGGAGTTAAACCATGTTAGGGTTTGGCGCTCTCGCCTCGTATCCAATAGCGGATAATGATCAACGCTTTGTCCCTGTTACGGGTGTAGAGGGTACAACCCAGCTTGGG